AGCTGGCTTTCCTCTTCAGCTAGACGCTCACCAACTGCCAGAGAATCAAGCTCTTCAGCAGAGAACTCACCCTCTGCTTGTTCATACGGATTAAGTGTAATTTCGTTTGCCATTTGCTGTGATAACGGTTAGATTTCCAAGACCTATTGTCTTGACAAAATCGGGGGAACGACCGATGGTGGGTTCACCAACCTTAGTACGCTTCATGTAAGGAGCGTTTTCTTGATTGGTTTGATCATCAACTGTGTCAACCGAAGGGACTTCCTCCGGGGATGTTTGCTTCTTGTTCGATCTCTGGGATCTCGTTGGTGTTTGTTTGTCCATTTAAACCATTTAATAGTTCAGGATTCTTTGTAGGATCCATCAGTGGAGCTTTAGCCATGTTAGGTGCTTGCTTGAGTTGCTCCATTTGCATGGCTTGATCTTGTGCCTGAGCTTGTTCTTGTTGAACTTGACTCATGGACTTAACAAGATTCAGCACATCAATACCTTGAGCAGCAGCAAGGCGTTTAACTGCCTCGTCTACATTAAGGTATGTACCAAGTGTTTCAGGTCCAAGTGTCTGAGCAATAACAGTGAAGAATTGAGTCAGTGACTCCCTATCCTGTCCTCTACCAAGTGCATTGATACCAGCAACAATAGTAGGACGTACAAGATCTTTAGGAATACGTGGGATCTCTTGGTTCTTCTGAAGTACAGAGAGCTTACGATTCAGGTAAGGCACTAGAAACTCAACAGTGAGCAGTGAGAATAGGCCACCGAGTTGTTGCTCTAGTTCCATCTGAGTCATGCGTACTTCCTCAGCAGTAGTGCGTTCACTGTTCCTTACATTGAGGATTAGGAATGCTTCACTAAGGCGACGTTCTAGTACACTAGCCATCTCCATAGCAGTCTTGAAGTCGGCTGTCTTGCCAACCTGCACTACACTAATATCATCGGGACGCCCCTGAATGATGGCTCCGTTCCCCGCAGCAGAGAGTGTCTGCGGCTTGGTAGTACTAGACGGGGATACGGTAAAGACCACCTTAGCGGCCACTGCAGAGCCCTCTACGAGAGCTTGCATAAGAGCTTCAAGTGAACGAAGATCACCAAGGAACTCCTCCACTCTACCACGTCCAAAGGCTTCACCATCTACGACGTTAAACCTAAGGACTAACCAAGGGTTGGCATCCAATGGTGCTTTACCCTGAGAGCCAGGAATGATCTTATCGAATACTTCCTGGTGCCACACAAGACGATTGTTATCACGTCTTACATGTGTGTAAACATCTACATCCTCTTCATTATCAGCTCCGTCCTCACCAGGTGAGTTAACAGGAAGACTGACATTAATCATAGGTGCCAGTAGTTTACGGCTAATACGTTCTCGTGTGACGATCTCTAAGACATCACCGTTGCCATCTCTATCTACGACATACCTGTTCAATGGATACAGTTTCAGTCCCTTAGGACCCATGTAGATCAACGCATTACCGCCAACCACCAGATGCTTGAGAGCTTGGTGTACGGTAACGCGATCACTAGATGCTGCAATGATTTCCATGACAGACCTTTCCATCTTAGCGAATGAGATATCAAGGTCTGATCGTGCCTCTGCTGGAAGATCTACACCGATCTTTGAATCATCGATCTGTAGCTTAAAGAAGCTGGTTTGAGGAGGTAGGAGGGCTAACATCAATTTAGATGCTAGTGTCACCACACCCTTTGCACCAACACTTTGCCATGGTGTAATCAACCGAAGGTTAGTTGACCGTCCTACATCATCATCCTGTTGGATAAGAGTAGGTAGTGTCAACTGAGAGCACTGTACAGCTGTGTCTAGAAACGTGGAACGATACTTACTTAGATAATCGTATCTTGTTTTAGCTGACATTCAATCACATTCCAAGTGTGTTAGTTTTTGGTGGTTTTACCGTCATTGAATTATAACCCTGTGCGCTACGATTCGCTTGCTTACGGCTGCTCTTCTTACCCCTGAATCCTTGAGCCCAGTTAGCAAGAGCTGTTTGGAATGGATCCATAGATGTAGCAGCAGTAGCATCAGGTTCAACAGCAGCTGGTACTATCTCTTCAGCAGTGGTGGATATAGTAGTACCTCCAGTTGTAGGTGTACCACCAGCAGCAGGTCCTCCAGTGGTAGCAGCAACGCTTGGCTGCATCAAACGACTAGGTACTTCATACTGTTTACCAATACCTCGCACTGTTTGACGACCACTGGGCATGAGGTCCATGCCACGTGCTAGTATGGTACGTTCAGTGCCACCGGTTTCTTCGCCAGTGGCACGAGTACCACGCATACCTTCTAGCATCTTACCAAGTCGGCCAGTGCCGAATGTAGGTTTCTGGGTAAGGCCATACATACCACCATAAGCTGGACCTGCCTGTTTGGTCAGCATGTTAGCGGCACCAGACTTAAGGTTAATGCCTGTCAGGTCATTCTCTGCCAATCTAGCGTTGATTTTATCAAGCCGTTGGACTACTTGTCCACCTGACACATTTTTACCACCTGCTTCAAAGATACTCTTAAGTTCCTTGCGACCAATACCTTGACCACCGCCTGCAATCCTAAGGACTTGACCTAAACCCTGTCTATTGTTTGTGGGTCCAGTATACTTATAATTAGATGGCATACTAGAACCTTTTGTTCCTCCTACACCACCAGCGGCAATAGCGGCAGCGTTAGCTGTACGATTAGCCTCGTATTGAGTTTGACCTGCAGCGGCGTTAGTTGCAATCCTCTGTTTGTTTGTCGCTGTTTGATTGTTAGCCTTTTTAGCCATTGTTCTCTTCGTTGAGTTGGTGTTGAATCCACTCGACCACTGAACGTTGGCCAGAGCGGTACATAATTAATGAGTGTGAGTCATCCGGGTGGGGATTAAGTGGTGGGAAGTTCTCTTCCAGTTGTGCTACAAGAGAGGTGAGCTGGAGACCATGGGTCTCAAGCATACTGAGGGAGATTGGGGTTTGCATGTTCAAAGAAGGCAGGCATACGTGCTCGCTTTGTATCAGAAAGCTCTGGTGCTTTACCTTCATACATCAAGCGATCACTGGCATCCAGCCAAAATTTTTTGTCCAGATATTTGTTGGTAGACGCTTTCAAGGGTGACATAACCCAGTTAATAGTAGCCTTACGCAGCTTGTCGAGGGAAGGACTGATCTCTAACCCAAGCTCCTTACAAACAAGGCTATTAGCCGCTACGTGCACTTGTTCATCACGACTGATGTCTGCACTTACTGTTCGGAGACCAGCGTCACCATTAAAGCGGAAGAAGGGGAGTAGTACGAAGAAAATTGCACGCTCGGCAACAAGTGCTTTAAGGACCGTGTGATCAGGATGCGCTTGCCAAGCATCCCTAAGGCGCTTTGCTTCGGTTTCAGCAGTTTCGTCAACACCCAAAGCATTGGCGATGTAACCGAGAGCCAAGTCGTGATTCTCTTCGTCTTTGACATTAGATCTGAGCAAGTCTGCCGATAGAGCTGGAATTTCACTAAGGGCATCTTGAATGAAGCTACCAACGGGGAGCTCCATGTGTCGCATAGCGAGTGCACGATAGATGGTTTCTTCAGAGCCTGCACAAAGTTCACCTGCTGTGGTTTGGACTGGAGTCCAGGTACGTTTACGATTTTGTAGTTTTTGATAAGGGTTCATTTTGAAGATAGGTAATTGCGTTTGAAAGTGCTTTTAAGTTATCGAAAAAGTTGCCTAGACCTAAATTGCACTCTCTGCAAATAAGTCCCCGCACATTACCTGTGTCATGACTGTGATCTACTACTAAAGGTTTAACTTTTTCGCAAATCGGACAGTGACTTGTTGACGCTAACATTGCGTCATAAGTTTCAGGATCTAAGCCGTATTTGTTTTTAATTTGTTGACGTTTGTAGTAAGCTGGCTGGGCACTGCGTCGTGATCGTTTGTTTGCTGCGTAGCAAACCTTACACCTACTCCCTTTACCATCCTTTCGACGCTTGTCGATTTCGAATTCACTTAACGATTTGGTTAGGTTGCAGTTAGTGCAGACTTTACTCTCCGCAGTTACAGTCTGGTGCTGGGTCATTGAGAATGCTGTCTAGATAATCATCAACTTCATCTTCATCCAAAGCAGCGTAAGCACTTGTTTTATCTTGAACCGAACCCATGACTTGAAGGCTGTAGTAAAGCGAAGTCTGCGGAGAATTGAGCCATTCTTCGATGAAGGTTTCGTCGTAAGTAATTACATCGCTCCAAGAGTTAAAACTGTATCCGTGTAGGAGGCCAGTAGTATCGAGAAGTCGGATAATACCATCTGCCACTCGCTTGTAGTTCTCCCAGCCAACTTCAGATGCGATCTCAACAGGACCGTAGTCAAAGCTCTGGACGCCGAAGGTACCACTATCACGGTCTACTTGACGGGCAATAGGAGGAGCGATCTCAGGACATGTAGTATAGCCATCGAGATCTTTGTAGCGATAACTGCATGAAGCAGTAGGTGCAATAGCAAAGGCACGGTCCATATTATTGAACTTAGCTACCTCTGCTGCTGCCTGAATACCAGCTTGTAGTTCTTTAGCAATCACATAACCAGGTGTTGCCGGATAAGGGCGACCACTGTTTAGCGCCTCTAATGCCCGACCAAAGTCATTGTAACTTACACCTTGTTGTCGGAGAAGGTTGGCAAGTCCCAGCAATCCGAGACCGACTTGGCGATCAGTCTCTGAAGGGAGGTATTCTCCGCTTTCTCCAACATTTGTTTTGCCGTGTAGTGTGCACAGTTCGGACATTCCTTGGACAAACGCACCTCGAATTTGATCGAGTTCACATCCGCCGAGATTAACATGTTGAAGTAGACAGGTCCCTCGACTGGGGAGATATACTTCCAGGCAAACGTTACCTCGGATTCGATTTCCATTCTTGTCTACCTTTGTTTTGTTGAGCCAGATGTCGCCCTTCTTGATACCATCAAGGAGAGCAGTCTTTACTTCTTGCGACGCTTCATTCCACCAATGGTTGTTAATGTTGACGCAACGCTTAACCCAAGGTAGATCAGCCCGACTAACGTTAATAAACTCAAGGACATCTGGATGATTGAGATCCAAATGACAAACGAC